ATGACGATGCCATCTGAGCGCACCCGCAATGTGCTGCAGGCGGGCGCGTTCCTCAGGCAGCTAGCGGCCAGCCAAGCCGTGCCTAAAGAGGTGCGGCAAGAGGCATATCGACTGCTGCGGCACTATCCAACCGTCAGCGACATCGAGGCGATTGCTGAGCACGAAGAGCGGCTGCGAGCGCTGACCCAGTCGGCCTTCGTACGACCCTACCTGAGCAGCGAGATCGAGGCGGATTGGTTCTCCGGGTACCCGCTTGGCCCTCATCGCATCTGACCATGAAGCAACCGAGCAGGCCGCGTGGAAGAGGGACTACGTCTGCGGAGACAGCGCTGGAGGCTTCCTTTGAACGGGCCCGCGACAGTGCGGCCGAGGAACGCGCATTCTTCAAGCGACTGATGGATGCGATCGTGTACGTGCATGCGCCCATCTCGGACGACGCGCAGACACTGCGGCTGGTCCAGTTCCGCCATCCTGACGGTTTCGATGCGATCCCTTTCTTTACCTCGCTCGACAAGGCGCAGGCGGCCAGCTCGTCTGCTGTCAGAATTCTGGGAGTTTCAGGCCGTGAGCTGCTAACCGGTACTCGCGGCGCGACGTTGATGCTCAATCCCAACTACGGCGGCGTTGTCCTGTACCCGGAAGAGGTTGCGACATTGTTGGATACGGGCTTTCTGGCCAGGGTGGAACGTCTGGCGCCGGCGGAGTTCGCGGTGAGACCTGCCCAGGCCGCGCCGGCTTGGCTCGCTCCGGCCATCAGCGGCAGCCTTGAGCACGCCGACTTCGTCTCGTCGGCCTATCTCCTGGAAACTCACTCGTCAGGGGGCGTCGAACAGCCTCCCGGTCTGTTGATCTGGCTGGTGGTGGACCTGGCTTTCGCCGAGCGGGCGGCTCGTCTGGTGACCACCGCCATACAGCCCTTATGCTCAGATTTGGACGTCATCATCGACTTGGCGGTCCACGACGTATCGCTGCCTTTGCCGGCGGGCTTGGATGATCCCCAGATCCTGCCCATATTTTTTCACGAGAATCAAGCCAACTTGAGCACAGCTCATCGGCCTATGAGCCCTGAAGATAAGCTACTAGCACTCCTTCCGGGATTGACCGAGGAAGAGAAGGAACGGCGGACCCGCGAGGGTATGGCCGACGTCGACGCTGGACGTACGATCCCGCACGAGGAACTACTGCAATGGATCAGGCGACGGTCAGAGCCTTCTTGAAGGTTTCCGTTGGGTCAGGAGCGTGGAAACTCTTGAATCCAATATTCAAGAAGGGCACGCGTGCCTGAGCAGTACTCCAGGAATGCCTGTGTCACGCGGCTTCTGGTTCAATCAAGCCTAGGTCTGTAATCCACGAACTGCCTGACGTCGAGGGGTGTTTCCTCGTTGAATCATGGTGTTAGAGACGATTCGGCTGTTTTTCTCACGAATCCCTGCCGACCTTCTTGAAAAACTGAACCAGACCTACCCAAACGCTTCCGTAAGGCAGGTGGTGAGAGGGCAGGTTAAGCACATCAGGGATAGCAATCCCAAGGAGATAGAAGCGCTACGACAGGAGGCCAACGATCAACTTCCTACTATCGCCGAGCTAAAGAGGGTCAGTGCGGTTGATCCAGAGTTCCGGATGGAAAACAGCTTCTTTGGGCCCAAGCCAGTCATCACCGCCCGCATCATCAACCGCTCAACACTGCCATTGAGCGAAGCGAGCTGGAATGCGGCGCTGTACATCAATGGCGATGTACAGCCTGTAGCCACGTCGAAGGTGCGCAGCGATTTCCGTTCCATCGAAGGCCTCAAGCCCGAACACCATGTTACGGCTCGATTCACTGTCGGATTCGTCAAGGGCGATAAGGCCTGGACCACCTTGGCGATTCGTCAAGCTACATCCACACGCGTCGAGCTGGAGATGATCCCTGAGACAGCAATGGACTTTACGGACAAAGCCTATCTAAGTGCCGATCTTCAGAAGCGCATTGATTTCCTTGAGAACCAACTCAAGCAAGCGAGCGAGTTCGAAGATGTCTGATGCTACCAAGCCCCGCCGGCGGATCACCCTCCGGCGGGGCTTGGTAGCGGTACCGACGTTCACCCCCGCCAAAGAGGACCATTACACAATGCGCCCGTCCATCCTCGCCTTGGACTTAGAAGGAACGCTGATTTCCAACGCTGTAAGCCAGATCCCGCGCCCGGGCCTCTACGAATTTCTGGAGTCGGCAAAGTCGCTCTTTGAGGGTCTAGTCATCTTCACCACAGTTCCGGAGCCTAGATTTCGCGAGATTGCCGACCTATTGGCTTGCGAAGGAGCGGCCCCGGGTTGGTTTGCCCGCTTGCCATACATAGACTGGACTGGGCCGACGAAGGATCTTGCCAACGTTTCCCAGCCCATCGGCTCTGCATGGCTACTAGATGATTACGCCCCCTATGTACAACCGGGACAGGAACATTGCTGGGTCCCGGTTCAACTGTTTTGTTCTCCTTACCCCGAGGACGACGCGGGACTGGACGATGCCATCGAGGCAATCCGTAAGCGACTGAACGAGTACTAGAGGGCCATCTCTTGGCCAGCGTCCAATGGGCCACAGGCTCGCCGGTCAACCAAGGTCCAGCGCTTCGTTGGAGAACCGTCGATATAGACCTGGGGGGGCGTTTACCGCGATAGAGTCCTGAGCCCCCTCAAACCATCTCATGGACCCGTGGCAGCTGGTCGGTCTACTCAGACTAGAAGCTAAAGCTGCCAACTGCCGCTAGGTTCCAGCCAGTACGCCATGCCCAGCGGCAGGAAAGTCTCCATTGCAACGTCCAGGATCAACGGCTGACGCCAACCCTGACCAGGCAAGAAGCAAAAATCCTTCCGGGCGAGGGTTCCAGCTTGCTCGCGTCCAGCTAACCAGATGCATCTGCGTTTTATCTCGCGATCAAGTGCTCGCCTCGCGGCATGCTCATCCAAACCGCTTTGTATGAACTCCGAGGCAGAATTTCGCATGCTCGCCCACAGCACGTAGCGCTTACGCCCCAAGCTGAGCGCATTCCATTCAGGCGATCCAATCGACTGAAGCCCGTCGCCTAGCTTCGGGTCCAACCGATGCTTCCGCAGAAGGTTTGCCAAGTACGCTCGAGCTTCGGTGGATGCCAGTGAAATTCCGAGATTCCGCCTCGCACTGGGCGTGCACTCAGCCGCCCACTGGGTGAGCGACCGGGTCAATGCCGACTCAAGGTTCAAGTCACTGCGAGACCACGGAGATTTGTAGGACCAAGCCAGGGGCTCATACAGAGATCTTGCGGCAAGCCGAGAACATTCGACTGGTTCGCGATGGAGGACGCGCAGCGTCGCAAGCGTGTCAAGTGCCTGCGAGGCCAACCCCTCAGCAGCTACCGGCGAACTAGCCGTTCTTGAGCGCTCTAGCGCGCACCACGCGCACGCAAGAAAGGGACCTATTGAACGAACGAAATTGTCCAGTTCTGGCCAGGGCGCGATGAGGGTCGGTTGGCTAACGACATAGGCCACACAGCCCTCAAATCGCGATACCAGTTGTCAGGATATCAACCTGCCCACAGACTGTCTATCTGACTTTCCGATATTGACCCTTAGGTGTTCTCTCCAGTTCAACGATATCTGAACATCCGATATCCTAGCCGTGCAGCGAATGAGCGGGGAGCGCCCCGGCGCACGACGCAGAACGTTACCGCATGTTGGGAGAGCCGAAATGATGCGCACCAGCGCTAGCCACCCGTTACTGATTGCAGAGTTGCCTGTTGGAGCCCATGGAGGCGGCATAGGGGTGACATTTGCGCCAGGCAAGTACCAGGAAGTCGCCATGACTGGAGCATGGGCGAGAGACCTAGATGTGGACGTCTCGGCTATTCAGGACTGGGGTGCCACTCACCTAGTCACCTTGCTTGAGCCTTGGGAGCTCAAGGACCTTCGAATCGAGAGCTTACCGGCGATAGTGGCGGGGAAGGGCATCTCTTGGCATGGACTGCCAATCACTGATGGAGCCGCACCAGACGACAGACTCCTCAAAGATTGGCTACAGCTAAGTGCTGAGCTCGTCGCTGACATGCTGAGCGGTCAAAGGATCGTGGTCCACTGCAAGGGGGGGTTGGGACGCGCGGGAACGGTCGCTGCCATGCTTTTGCTGCAGTCTGGCGAGGCCAAGCGGGCATCGGATGCCATCCACATGGTGCGGCATGCCAGGCCAGGCGCAATCGAAACGATTGCTCAAGAGGAGTTCCTAGAGTACTGGGCGCAGAGCCTTCACCCGGGCGGAGCTTGACCACTCAGGTGCGCAGTCAGGAACTCAAGGACGAGTTGCCTGTGGATCCAGAACTCGAGGGCTTCTTAGGTCTGGATCCAGAAATCGACGGCGTCTCCATAGTGGATCTTCGCGAGGGTTCAGGGCACATCAAAAATTCGCTGCCTCGAAAGCTAAGAACCTTGCTGTCGCACGAATCAGGGTCTTGTGCTGGGGCCGGACCAGCGCTATCGCTGACTAAGGCAGGGCAACCTCCAGGGACTGTACTGCGACGGCGCGATCAATAGACATCTGTCAGATGTATCGCCACCACTATCGATCTAATGAATGCTGACTCAGCCGATGCGTGCTGCCTTAGGAGTTACGATCTGACTGCACTCGTGGCCGAGGCGAAACGCCACGACGTACAGGACCGTGGCATCCATCGGCATACCTGAGCCCATCCGAATGACGACCTTACGCTGACCGTGCGACAGTGATACTCCCAGTTCCCGCAGGACCTCAATGCGCTGCTGCAGCCCGTCGTAGATGTCTAGCTTGTCGACTTCTGAATACAGGTCTTGGCAGTCGCGATACTCACGGTAGTAGTCGACCAGTGCAGCAAACTCGCTCGCCGCCTCGCGCGACAGCTCGAAAGCCGGTTCGGACAGATCCATGTCGCACGAAACGATCAGGCTGGCCAGCTCGCGCCCAGCAGCAAGCGGGGACACCGCCAGGGTGATGTAGTCGCGCTCAAACTGCGCTTGCGCCGCCTGCAGTTCCTCGTCTGTCGGCAGCGAGAAAGGCTTGTTGAGTGCATCGATGTCATTGAAATCGAAGGCGCGCGCCAGTGCGCGACGGGTGTCGAAACTGGCCGAGTCACCCTGCTCAACCCGCTGAACTGTTCGCACGTTCAGGCCCGAGATCTCGGCCAATTGTTCTTGCGACCAATGACGCAACTGGCGGAACTGGCGAATGCAGGCGCCAACCTCAGCAGCGGTAAGCAGGCGAGGCGGGGTCTTGGTGGTCATAGAAGATAACTCCGGAGGGGTAGGGAGCCCAGATTAGGAGGGTGCCGAACTTGGAAACATGACAGTCGCCCGACAGGCCCCCGACACAGATCAACTGCCAGGACTTGCCCCAACGAGAAATCCGGGGCAACTGCTTATGCGCCCGTGATGTTCTCCCCGTGCCCCCAGAGGGGGGCGAGGCCCAACTGCCTAGTCACTCACCACAGACCCCACCCTAGACGCGCAGGCGATCCGGGACAGCTCTATGGCGAGGGCTGATGGGGGGTCAATGGCTCCAACTCTGGCAAAACACCCCCAAATTGATGATGCAGTGCATTCATCCATGCCAGAACTGGTTCGCCTGGCCACAGGTGCGCCAGATTCAGAAGGGTTAGCATGGCAAGCGCATTGCTGTTCATGGCCACCCCCGCCAGAAGCGCGCCCGGGTAGCCATTTAACTGCCTTGCCAAGGGGTGAATCCCGGCATGGAGATAGGAGTTCAAGCCGACATAAAGGCATTGTCTGGCTCTGCCCAACAACTGTGATGCTCCTCGGGGCCCAGAGGACTCAAGCTTTACGAGCATGTCCTGAACGCCAGGGAGCCTCTTTGCCGCTTGCTGACTCTCCAGAGTCAGGGGCGCAAGAAGCTTCTCGATGTCGGTGTCGGTAGCTGCATAACATGCCCAGGTTGCACGCACGAGGGCCTCATACTGGGACCGGACCAGCGAGATTGCTGACTGGGGCAGAGTAGCGATCAGGGACTGTACTGCCACGGCGTGATCAAGGGACATCTGGCAAAGTGCCGCCACCGCCGTCGATCTTCGGTCACGTCCATGCTCTATCTCCATCCAAGCGGCTCGAATTTCACCCAAGAGCTCTAAGGAGCCCTCCAGCACAGACGCCCGATCCTGGTCAGCCGATTGAGGCACAAGTCATCCTAGAATCGTGATCTGCAGGCAAGAGTAACGGCTCGTCCATCGGGCAAAGCCCTCAGTTGGCCGGCTGGGCTGCAGCATCTGTTAGCCGGTAATCTCTGCATTGCATCATCCGTGCATCAGCAATTTCTGCGTTGCGTCAGTCGCAAGTCAAATTTTTCTGCAATGGACCGTCTTGCACTGAAATTTTATTCCTCAAAAGCTGAAATCTCTGCAATGGCACCCTAAGAATGTCTGCGATGAACAGCGTTCTGGTCCGCGCGCGATTGCTTCCTATATTGCAACCATACGCTCAGCCAGCCAACCGCCGGGATCCATGATCGCGCGAGCGGACGATCCCGGTCGCAAATGGCTGGCTGCCGTCACTCTCGTGGCTTTGAGCGATCAAGGGGAGCAGTCTGGCCCACGTGTCGAACAGAAGCCTTGGATCTTGGTGGATCAGAAGCGAAACCCGCAGCGCATCTTCCATCGCCTTGAGGTAGCCGCGGCGTATCTCAAGTGCGTTCTCGCAAGCATTGGGGCGACCAAGAATTTGTGTGATCGCGGAGGCCATAGCAGTCTGGACAGGAGGGGAGGGGAAGGCGATAGTCTGCAAACGTCTAGACGATCCCGCAATGAGCATCCTCAACGTTCTCCTCACTCGTGACCACCTCGTCGTCGCAGCGGATACCCTGGCAGAGGATGCTCTCACAGGGGCGTATTCCGCGGGGGCAAAGCTGCTGCTGATCCCTCAGCACAACGTAGTGCTTGCTGCGCGCGGGTCTACGCAATTCTTCCTCCGCATCTACGAGCTTGCACTGCAGGCCAGCTTCTGCGCAGATTTCACAATAGAACAGCTATCTGCCGAGCTAGGGCTGGTGGTGGACCAACTCTGGCCGAACTTTGAGAAAGCGGTTAGCGAAGCGGGATTGCCGATCGAGCAACTCGGGACCGAGTTGGTGCTTGGTGGATGGTCGTTGAAGAACGGCCGGATGATGGCCACGGCGTATGCGAAGAGTGACAGCCGGCGCCCTTGCGTTGTCCAGCCGATCGGGGGGCAGATGGCGTCGCCGGGCGAACCGCTCCAGGCCGCGACCCCTAGCATGGCCCAGGTGGATCTGCTGGCCCATGCGCGTCTCCAGGTCAGCTACCTCAATGGGCAATTGGGCCGGAAAGTAGCAGGAGGTCGACTGCTAGTTGGGTTTCTGCAGAAGGGGCAAGCCCTGCTCAAGGATCTAGGAGAGATCTAGGTCGCGGGAGTCAAATACGCTAGGGGCTGAAATCGAAGTTCAGGTCTGGCCCTAAGGCAGAAGGCCAAAGCAGACCAAGGTCGTCCGTGGATTTGGGATGTTTATCGAGGGCAGGGTGGATGTCCGCTTCTGGCCGGAAGCGGACATTGGGCGGCGACCGGCCCGGTGATGGCATCCGCCTTCGACCCAAAGCGGGCATCGTTCTCGACACACCTGAGTTGATCCGTACTCCAAAGCCTGTTTCCGCTACCCCTTGTAGTGCTCGACGTAGAGCCCCAAAGCTGCCAACGACGCATACACGGCGGACCCAGCGTTGGTCGCGTACAAGGCAAAGGGAACCGGAGGATCGCAGGGAACTGTTGCGATGAACCACGGAGCTGAGCTCGTCAAGCTCGTCCTAGGTGATGTGAGGAATCCTAGCTCCCTACGCATACCTAGCGCCTCGCGGACGTACGCCTTGTTCCAGCCGCCAGTCTTGCACGAGACCCCAAGAAGTAACTCCGTAAATGCGGGATAGCGACGGGTCTTAATCGGACGATATACACCGACGTCAATCTCGTGACGGTCAGCCGCTTTGACCACCGTCGTGCCTTTCCAGCTATGGCTTAGTGTGGTGACCTGCACTGAAATCCTAATCTCGAGCTTCTCAGTAGACGTAGATCCACTGATGTAATCGTGATCCGGATGGTTTGCTTTGCATGGAGATCCTCCAAACGTCAGGACGCCTGCCATCTTGGGGATACACGTGAGCTTGTAGCCCGCACTATCGATGATTCGCAGAAGCCTAAGCAGCACCCGAAGTTCGTAAGCCTTTCCTTGCGCGTAGGGAGACCCGCTCGCCTTAGCACGCGAAATGGCTGCTTTCACAGCGTTGAGGATTGCTAACTTACTGATCGTCACAGTCGCGGTCCTCGTGGCGCGTGTTCCTCGCGAGGGTCGTCCGGTGGCAGATATCGAGCGATATAGGCCTCAAGATCTGCCTGCTCGTGATCCGTCAAACGCTGGGGTGATACAGTTGGTAGATGTGACCGGATTGAGCGAACTCGGCGACCTTCTGGTGTCTCAACAGTGTAATGAACGTCCTCCAGTCCGGTGAGACCTTCGACCAGCTTCCCGATCTCACCCAAGGTTTGCGAGAGGGCGTCTTGGGTCGTCACAGGTCTAAAATCGAGAACCGCCGCAAGTGCGGCTGCAGCTTGTGCATTCGTGTCGTCCTCGTAATCAGACATCGCCTGAACAATCGCGGAGCGAAGCGATCTAACAATTTGTGGATCAAGCTCAGACGCAAGGGCTAGCGCCTTCCCTATCTCCCTAATTACCTCTTCACCACCTTGATCTTCTGCCATTCACAACTCCACAGCTGTAGACATTAACGGGCCGCGCGGGATGAACCGCCCGGATTCTCTAAATTCAATTGCCGAAGGTTGCCGTTGGCAATGTTCCTTAAGAGTAAGGCACAGTGCGGTTTGGTTCCATAAGCGGATCGCGCTGGCTGTATCCCGAAGTGTGCGATGACGCCGAAGCTGGATAGTGTCGCTGAATTGGACCATCAGGCACTTAGGTCTGAGCCCTGATACAGATTGATGATATGACTCCAAGTCGCGTACGGGCTGCGAAGAGCACCGGCTACTTTGGTCCGCTTCTGACCGAAAGCGGACATTCGTTTAACCAAGGGTGAAGGAAACTTTTAGGGCCAGGATGGACTTCAACTCTCTCGTTCGCTCGCTTCTATCCGATGCGAAGATGCGCCGTAACAAGCCTCTGCGAGACTAGTGCGCGAGCCAGGTCGCTGACATTGCTCCATGGCCTATGACGTGCCCCGCACCCGCTGGTCAAATGGAACCGCCCTCGGCACCATGGGCACGACCATCTAAGGAGTTCTTCATGCTCTACCAAGATAAGTACGTCGCCTTCATCGACATGCTCGGGTTCTCCGCACTTGTCCAAGAGTCGGCAGCCGACATGAGCAAGCTTGATGAAATAGCAGAGGCCATCGACAGACTAAAGAACACAGCGTGCTGCAACCCAGCAACAGGACTTTTGTTCACTTACTTCAGCGACTGCATCGTCATATCAAGCAGCCGCTCTCCTGCTGGCCTTGCCGACATCCTGAGCTGCATCAGAATGTTGGCCGAGAACCTGCTAGTGGTTGATATATTGATACGTGGAGGGCTCACAGTTGGAAGCATTCATCATGATTCTCAGATGATCTTCGGACCGGCGATGCTGGACGCCTATCGCATGGAATGTAAGGAAGCACGCAATCCCATGGTGCTCGTGAGCGAAGAGGTGCGATCGGATGCTCGCGCTGCGGGGTTAAGCAACCTGTTGACGTGGGATGACGAAGAGCCAGACCGCCACTATGTCCACTATCTGATCTCGTACAGCGCTTATGACTCTAATCCAAGGGCGGGCGTCGTGATTCTCGATAGCCAGGCCGCTCTCATCCGGCATTTCATCGCCAAGAGGCTGCTAGGCGCTCCGGGTAAGATCCTGGATAAAGCCGAGTGGATGGAACGATATTGGAACGAGAAGGTGGCGACAGGTGGAATTCTCGGACGTGTTGACAGGGTCGCAGACCTTGTTAGGCCCAATGCGCGACCATTTCGCAGCAGACTCGCCGTTCTAGCACCGCAACCGGGCGCCACTAGTGTGGACTAGCGAATCAGGCAAGCAGCTGCCGATTCCTTGCAAAGATTCAATTCAATTGGCCATACGGAAGCACGTGCAATCCCTGATGGCAGTCGGGACCACCATCTCCCCATTGCCAGCCGCGTCTGAACCAGCGCCCGGAACGCTTCAGCGGAAGGGGCTGGTCCCTTCCGCTGGTGCCTCCCCTGGTTGCACCGGCTATGCGCGGCCACCACGTTCCCGGACACGTCTCTGCCCCCGTCCTGTTGGGCCACCAGGTGCTCGGCGGTGCATTGAAAGGCTCGGGCCTTACTGGCCTTCAGCCCGAGCTCTGAGGGTGCAGTGAGCCACATCGGCAGGCCGCAATAGAAGCAACGGCCCGATTGGGCGTAGAAGGCAGAAGTGCGAAGGGATCTGCGGCGTTTGGCGGTCATGGATGGCTCCGGAATCGAAGGATTCCCGTGCCCCCATTGGGTGGACCTCGGGCACCCGGAGCCTATTGGCTATGCGGGCACAACACCGGCGCTTTATAGCGACTGGCTAAGGCGTTATAGCTCAGCGCTTGAGCCGCTACAAGGCCCAGATGCCGACCAGAACGGGAGGGAGTCACCGACGCCCAGTTAAGGTCAAAGCTTGGTCAGGGGGCGAGCGACGCGCTTGAGCAGGTGGAGCGGGGCGTGGCGCGTCACCCAGGGAAGTCGCGGTGTTGTAGTCCTGCTCAACCCGCTGAACTGTTCGCACGTTCAGGCCCGAGATCTCGTCTAATTGTTCTTGCGACCAATGTCGCGACTGGCGGAACTGGGAAGTGCAGGCGACAAGCTCTGACCGATCAGGTGCGCAGTTGGGAACTCAAGGGCGAGCTGGATGTGGAGCCAGAAATCGAGGGCGTCTTAGGTGCGGATCCAGGAATCAAGGGCATCTTTGGGGGAGATCTGGAAATCGCGGGCGTCCTTGTGGGGAAATACGGGCGGACAGCTGTGGGATCTGGGGCGTTTCCGTTGTGGCAGTCATCGGGGTCTTCCATCCAGGCGTTTGTCGCGGGCGAGCTTGGCCGGGGACTAAGGGCGCAGGCAAGAGCCGAGCCAGAGGCCCAGCCATTGCCATGCGGAGGAGACGAAAGCGCGGACTCGATCCATCCATGATTTCGCATAATGTATAGACCGTGGACTTATCAAAGCCCATGACCGCTGCCTGAGCCTTGTGGGGCAGGGCAAAACCTACCGCAAGGCACAGCGCCATTGCGGTGGCTGCAAGCTTCCGCCAAACCGCTTTCTCTTCACGACTGATCGCGCGCGCTTCGCCAATAACGCCGAGCACGCGGGCCAATGGAACACCGGTCAAGCCCGCCAAAGTTGCGCAAACCACGGCGTCCGGATGAGAAACGCCCTTCCGATAGTTGCTGATCGCGGACGGCCGAACGCCGAGACGCGGCGCTAAGTCCTTGTCGTAGCTCACTCCGCACGCCTCTTTCGCTTGGTCGAGCAGCGAGTTGACGTCCATATGATCCAAGGCCCTTGATTTTTGGAATTCAAGGGTATTGAATCACGTCCGCGATTCAAGGACCTTGGATTGCACCCGCCACCGGCACCCCAAGGCCGCTGGCGGGTTCTCTTGGGGCTTGGGGTAGGGGAACAGGGATGATCGATCCGTTCATTGCCTTCGTGCTGCTGGCGGCCATCGTGGCCGTATCCATTGGCAGCGCCAAACTCGTTTCGTGGTGCCTTGATCGGCGCGGGGAGTCTGCCAGTCGTAGTGCACACGAAGCGGCCTTCGTAGCCCAGGCACGCGCCGAACTTGCCGCCACGGACTGGATCGCTCAGGACGAAGAGTCCTACCAGCGCCACAGGGGGCGTGCAGCATGAGCAGATTCCCCTCGTTCGCCGAGCTTGCCGAGTTCGATATGGGCCTTGCGGGCTGCGCCGCGCTCATCGCCGTTTGGCTGGGACTGGCATTGCTCTCCATCGTGATCGAGCAGGCATGGCTGGGGCTTCGCCGCCTGTGGAAGCTCGGCAAGGAGCGATCCGATGGCCGTTGATCGCGCTCGCTTCAGGATGGCTGTAGAGGGCGGGGCAGGGGGCTTTTCCCCGCTTTCGCCCGGTGAAAAGGGGCAGCGGGCGGCGGCGGAGATTGGCCCGGGGAGTAACACGGGCCAAAAGGGTCAGCAAGACGCAATCATCGACTACCTGACCATTGTGGTCCCGCTCTCCGCCCTTGAAGAAGTGAACTGCAAGAAGCTGGACCTCTTGCTATTCCGCATCTTCGGCTTCCGTGGCGAAGTCGTTGCCGGTGCGATCCGCGAGAAGAACTGGAACTTCTACGAGCAGTCGGCGGTGCTGATCGACCGGGAAAACGAGGTGGTTGGCCGTGTCGGCATCGGTGGCAAGAAAAGCACCGTGTGCCTGAGCCTGACCGGTATGGGCTGCAAGTGGATTCGTGACTGGGCGCGCGTCTTCAAGCAGTGCGCCATGCTCGACGCCAAGATCACTCGCATTGACTGCGCGCACGACGACTACGAAGGCGAACGCCTGGACGTGCATGCGCTCCGCGAGGTTGCCGCGCGGGGCGGCTTTACCGAGGGCGGATGCCCTCCGCGCCACCGCTTCATTTCCGATGAAGGCCATAACACCGGCTGCACGCTGTACGTCGGTGGCAAAGGCCACAAGGAACTGTGCGTGTATGAAAAGGGCAAGGCCGAAGGCCTGCCGTCCTCGCGCTGGGTGCGTGCGGAAGTGCGCCTGTACGGCAAGCACATGGAAATCCCGCTGGATGTGCTGTTGAACCCCGGCGCATACCTGCGCGGTTCGTACAGCGCTTTGCAGGACCTCATCAAGGGCGTGTGCACTCGACTGCGCACGATCCGCAAGCACGTCGAAGTTTCTGCCGAGGCAATGGTGCTCTGGATGGAGCGCCAGGTAGGCCCGGCCCTCAGTGTTCTGCATGGAGCGTTCGGTGATTCGTTCACCGACTTCCTGCTGGCTCGCGTCGTCCGTGACGGTCACCCCGGACGCTTTCGCGGCATTTCCAAGGGTGAACCACTCCATCGCTATGTGAGAGAAGAACTATGCCTATCTGCCGCGTGAAGTCCGCTGCCGTCGAAGAACGGCACAACAGCAAGACCAACACCATCAATCGTTCGCAGACCGTTGGCCTCGACCTGGGCAACGGCTTCGAACTGCCTTTCCGTGTCGGCCTCGGCTCGCGCCCACCGTACACGCCGGGTGAGTACGACATCGACCCGCAGTCCTTCGCACTGAGCCAGTACGGTGATCTGGTGCTCAAGCGCTACGTCGACCTGATTCCTCTGTCGGCCAAGCCCGCAGCCAAGGGCTAAACCATGTCCGATCCGGCACCTCTATACGTGGTCGGCTGTGCTGCTGAGAACGTGCAGCAGGACGGCACGTGTTCGGTGCCGGTCTGGATGCCATACCACCAGCCAATTCTGCCTCCCCTGGATTTGGCCGATGGAACCCTCGTTGCAGGAGCGATTGTTCTGTCCTGGGCGATTGGGTTGAAGGCGCGCCTCGTATTCCGCGCTGCGCGTATAGGGGTCTACTGATGACGAGGAAACTGCAATGAAGCACATGAACACCCTGCGCCGTTTTGGCGCCTCCACCCTCACCAAGATCGGCGCCGGTGCCGGTGCCCTGGTTGCATCGGGTGCAGCCCTGGCCTCGGGCAGCACCTCGCCCGGCGCTGCCATCGCTGCCGAGGTCTCCAAGGGCAACGCAGACATGGCAATCGTGATCGGCGCGATCGCCTTGCTGCTGGGCATCCTGGTGGTGTGGGCCTTCACCAAGCGCGCCGCCAAGGGTTGATCGGGGCGCAAGTTCACTCACGGGGGTGCGCGGAAACGCTCGCCCCCTTTTTTGTTAGGGAGAAGTGTCATGGGGTACTTCGTAATCGTTGCCTTCTGCGGCGCATGCTGGATCGCGTTCGAGGGCGTGTGATGAGGCGCATCCTGCTACTCCTGTTCGTACTTGTGCCATCGGTGGCTTATGCGATCGATCAAGGTGAGGCGACAGAGCAAGCAATCAGCAATATTCGGCAGTCGTGTAGCGGAACTGTTGCCGGTGCCGCGATTGACTCGGGCACCATAGGGTTGATCGTGGGCCCCGGTAGCGTGAACGCGTTTGGTAACTGCCTCTTTCCAAACGGCGGATTCCAGGGTCGTCATAGTTCCACTGTCGCATTCGATCAATCCTGCCAAGCTCGAGGCACAAAGACCACGCCATTTTTCCCGCCCTCTGGCTCCGTCTCATGTAGTCGTGGTTGTGAGGTCAAGTACGCAGACAACGGCGATGACACAACGTCTTATTGGAGCACCGGCCAAAGCTGTAACGAAAAGCCGGATTGCACTAAGCAGGGCGGCAATATGATTTGGAATGGCGCGCTGAAGGTTTGCCAGCCCGTGGAGCCTGAGTGTCCCGAAGGCAAGGTTAAGGTTGGCAACGCATGTACGGATGAGAAGCCCTGTCCCGATGGCATGGCGCTGGTAAACGGCTCCTGCAAGAAGAAGGACGAAGAGTGTCCAGCGGGTATGATCCGCAGCCCGCTTGGTACCTGCATTCCAGGTGACGGTCAGTGTGCGAAGGGTGAAGTGCGCGGGCCTGATGGCACCTGCAAGAAGGACAAGAACAACGACGGCCAGCCGGACACCGATGATCCCGAGAGCTTCTCCGGTGGTGACACATGCGAATCGCCCCCGTCATGTAGCGGGTCGCCCATCATGTGTGGTCAGGCACGGATCCAGTGGCGAATCGACTGCAACACCCGGCGCAACAACAACATCAGCGGCGGCCATTGCTCCCAATCCGGCATGCCTACCTGCACGGGCGAGAAGTGCAATGCGATGGAGTACACGCAACTGCTGATGCAGTGGCGCTCTGCGTGCGCTGTGGAGAAGCTCGCCTCGAAGCAGGACACGCCTGGACAAGGCGGCACGAACGGAGACGCCAACGGGAATGGTGTGGCCGATGTGCTGGAGGGCAGGGGAGACGTGACGCCGATTGGTGACGGCGCGGCCGACGTTGCCAGCGCCAAGAAGTGGGGTATCGGGCTTTCAACGAGCAATCTCGATACGAGCAACATGTTCGGTGGTGGCGGCACGTGCCCTGAGCCTCCAGCAATCACGATCATGGGCAAGACTGTTAATTCCGCTGATTTTCCGTACTTCTGCCGCATCGCGGCGATCTTGCGCGCCTTGATCTTGATCTTCGGCGCATACACCGCAATTCGCATTCTTATGGGAGCGGCCTTCTGATGGGCATGGTTTCTGACTGGATCGTTGACGCAACAACGTCGCTGGTCGGCAAGCTGAAAGACGCTGCGGCTGGCCTGATTGGCAAGGGGCTTGCAACGTTCGGACTGACTACCGTCACGTTCAATGCACTGCTACCCAAGCTTAAAGAGTTCGTTATGCAATTTGTCGGCGGCTTGGATGGGCCTGCGATGCAGATGCTCAACTACCTGGGCGTTGGCATTTCGTTCTCAATGATCCTCTCCGCTTTGACGGTCCGCATGGCGTGGAAGGTCTTCATCGTGCCGAAGACTGTCGCTGATCAGCTGGGAGCTGGCTCATGATCTATTGGTATACCGGCCAGCCTGGGCACGGTAAGACGCTCCACGCCATCGAGCGCTTGCTTGAGTTCAAAGACCAGGGGCGCATCGTATACGCGTGCAACATTCGCGAGTTCGACTATGCCAAAACTGGCGTTCTAGAGATGACGCCGGAGCAGTTCCGCGACTGGCCGAACTTCCTTCCTGATGGCGCTGTCGCCCTGGTCGATGAGGCGTATGAGCATGGCATGCTCCCGAAGCGGCCAGCAGGTGCGAAGGTACCGCATCACGTGGAGCAACTCGCGAAGCATCGGCATAAGGGCCTGGACTTCATCTTTGTAAGCCAATCCCCCGACAAGCAGTGCGATCAGTTCGTACATGATCTGATTGAGCGTCACGTACATGTGCGTCGTCGCTTCGGAACGAAGTTTGTGCACCTGCGCGAGTTCGACAAGTTCGAGGCACGGGCTGAGAAGGCCACCCCCCTGACGATCAAGCGCAAGACGCTACCCAAGCGTCCGATGGGCATGTACAAGTCAACCGAACTTGACACCACCGAGCGCAAGATTCCCTGGTACTACATCGCGCTTCCGATCTTGATTGTGGCTGCGGTGGTGATGCTGTACGTCGCATTCGGGCGAATGGATAAGCGCATGAGCGGCGGCGACCTTCCCGCACCAGGTGGTGCCAGTGGCGTCAGCGCTCCGCGCGACGGAGCGTCAGCGACGGCGGGCGGAGCGGTGGCGGCAAAGTCGGCACAACCGCTAAAGGAATACGTCGACAAGTTCCTACCGCGTGTCCCATCCCAGCCCTGGAGCGCGCCCGTATATGACGATGCGCTTAGCGTCCCCAGCGAGCCGCCGCGCGTTTTCTGCATGTCGTCGCTCGGTGGCGAGAATGGTCTCGGTGGTCACGACGAACCCAGCTGCAATTGCGTGACGGAGCAGGGTAGCCGTTACGACCTGGACGAACCGACGTGCCGTTACGTCGCGCGACGCGGCCAGTACGAGCCCTACCTGCCTCGGCGTGAGAACAGGCTTGTGGATGGTCAGACGCAGATCAACCGCGCGCTCGATCAGATCGAGCAGCGGGGGCAGGGCGTCGCTGTTGAACGTCAGCCCCGTGCTATGGGCACATTCCCCGAGTCGCCTCAGCAGCAGTCAGGCACTTACCTCACCACGCCACCTGGGGAGAATCGGCTATGACCAGTGGCGGGCGTGAATTACTCAAATGGCTCGCCCTGGTGCTGATGACCGGCGATCACATCGTGACCGTGTTCGGTCTTGGTCACGTGCCAGGTGTGTCCCAGCTGGGTCGTGTTGCGTTCCCTGTGTTCGCCCTGGTCATGGCTTACAACCTTGCGCAACCTGGCGCCGATGCGGGGAAGTCTGCTCGGCGCCTGGCACTTTGGGGCTTGGTTGCCACTCCCGCGGCTGTGCTGGCATTCGGCCAGGCGTTGCCGTTCAACGTGCTGCTGACCTTCTCCGCCGCGGCTGGCTGCATATGGGCTCTGGAACGCCGTCAATGGGCTCTTGCTGCGCTCCTTTGTCTCGTTGCTCCGGTTGTCCTGGACTACGCTTGGCCCGGCGTGTGGCTCGTTCTGGCGGCCTGGGCGTGGTTCAAGAATCATGGAAAGCGCATGCACTGGCTGCTTGGCTCCTGGGACTGGCGCCAGCAGCGGCTCTACCTGGTGCTGCCAATATGGGTGTGGGCATGCATGGGCCTGCTCTGCCTGTACAACGGCAACAGCTGGGCGTTGCTAGCCCTGCCTGTCATGGCCTTGGGCGAACTACCGGCACGCATTCCGCGAGCGGGCAGGGGCTTCTATGCCTACTATGTGGGCCATCTGCTTGTGCTGGGAATCTTTGCCGCCCTGGTGATGTAGCACTAGGGGGCGCAGATCACAGGGCGCCCTTTGTGCGTCACGGATTCCCACCCGTCTGCTGTTCTGCTGATTAGACGTCCCCCCATGCATTTGGCTCCAGCCGGCCACGGAATCACCTCGTTGTCCGGCAGCTGCGTTGGTGATGTTTGGCACGCCTCGCGGTGAACCTCGTGGACAGTCACCGTCTCAACAGTTCTCGCGGCTTTGAGGTCTTCGTTCGCCTGCGCCAGAGCAGTTCGATTCGCCTGGAGCGCAAACCCCGCTCCGACCAATGCCATTGCCAGTACTGCAGATGTGATCTGCCATCCGCCCTTATCCATAGCGCCCCCAAGTTGTCCTGCGCGCATTCTAGCCGGGGTGTAGGGGCAGCGCCCCTACGGAAACGCCTCACACGCGCTGGCGGCGTTTCGGCCCCGGTAATGGCAGGACTGCTGCTGGCGGCTCGGCGTCAGGGCCAGCCATCGCCACCGCTGAACGCTCTTTGCGTCTGCTCACCACATCCCGGAGATTGACGACAGTGGCAGGATGATGGCGAATGCCGGCGTCACGATTGCGCACATTTCTGGAACTGTCGATCGCCGCTGCCGAGCGGGCAGCTTCCATCATCCGACGCCATTCCTGCGCCTGGCAGGCAGTGAGCGACAGCCAGGCCAGGTCCTCAGGCAACAGCTCGCGGCCTTCGGGCGTAATCAGACGGTCGCCCAGGAAAGAAAAACCGGCCCAAGGGCCGGTCAAGTCAATACGGTGGTGCGGGTCGAACTCAATCATGCCGCGATCTCATCCTTGGCCGGGGTTTCAGGGCGCAGGCAAGAGCCGAGCCAGAGGCCCAGCCATTGCCAAGCGGAGCCGACGAAACCCACCACCGACCGATACAGCATTTCGCATAATGTATATTATGTTCAGATCATCTTGGGGTGGCTGGCACGTCTCTTGCCGCTGCCCCGGCACCTACTCTGGCATGGAGCCTGATCGTGCGTGATCGGAAACTGACCGGCCCTTGGGCCGGTTTTTCGTTTAAGGGTGGCCGACTGGTCACGCCCGAGGGCCGCGAGCTGCTGCCGGAAGATCTGGCCTGGCTCTCGCTCACCGCTGCACAGGCGCAGGAATGGCGCCGGATGATGGGCGAACTAAGGCGAACTCCTGAAGTGTCCCGCGGCAGTCGAAAGCCTTGCAGCACAAGGGCTGCGAAATCGCAATTGGAATACGGCCGCGCTGAAGTTGTCACCATCAGCACCCTGATGGCCAACCGTAAGAAGCGGTCTGCAGTGGTGATCGCTGGTCCCGACGCCGAGCCGCCCGCAGCAGTCCTGCCGGTACCGGGGCCGAAACGCCGCCAGCGCGTGTGAGGCGTTTCCCGTAGGGGCGCCGCCCCTACACCCCGGCTACAATGCGCGCAGGACGCCTTGGGGGCCGTATGGAACGCGAACGACACGAACCGATCTTCGGAAAGCCTGACCTGCACGACGTGCATTTTCGCAATGACCGCTCACGGCCAATCCGGCAAACCGAGCCGACATCACCGTGGATTTACATGGGCGTTGGCGCTGCCCTGCTAATCGCGATCGCGATGGGCCTGATCGAATGGAATGCCCGCCGACAGGCCGCCGCTATGACGCGCGAACTAACGCGTCCGATGACTGCCAAGGAAGAGGCGCAATTCAAGGCAGACATGCAGAAGTTTGATCAAGAGTTCAGGGCGGCCATGCAGCAAGCGGCGCCGCAACCACGCGTGATCACCCTGCCCGTCGCAGATCCCGCTCCGCAGCCGCTTAGACCTGGGGAACGCTGCATTCAGGGGCGCAGATTCGAGCGCATTGAGGGTGGATGGCGAGATCGTCCCAACGACCCATGCTGAAGCAGAGTTAGGACCGCTCGCGCTTGTGCTGACGGTCGAACGCCCGGTCCATCCATCGGGCAATCCAGTAGTGAATGTCGAGGTATCGGCGCAGGCTCATGGCCGCAGTATAGGCGCCAGCAGACCTATGAACGCAAGGTGCGCGACGTAGTAGCCGTAGAAGGCCCACCGGCCACGTGGCACCGCACACTTTGCATGGGACAGCGCCACGGCCACGGGAATGGCCGCCAGCGCCCACAGGCTGCCATTAAAGCCACACAGGGGCGCGAATGCCACCAAGGTAAGTAGCGGCCGCCCTGTCCGGAATCCCAGCCATGCCAGAAGGACAAACCCTACTCCGGCCCACTGGTAGTCCACGACTGCCGGCAGCAATACCGTGGCGAACGCCAGGACGTTCCATCTCTTCTGGCAGGCCGCGTAGACCGCCGCAGCGCACAGGGCGAACGTGAGCAGGATGTTCAGCGGCAACCAGTAGCCGAACGCCAGCGCGTGGACCGGCTGTGCGATGGCGCCCCACAGGCCGAGCCTCCGGACGGACTTGCCTACATCAGCACCGGGCTGCGCGAGGTTGTAGGCCATCACCAGTGCGAACAGCGGGAAGGCCACCCGCCCCGCTTCGCTGAGTCCAGGCACGTACCCGCCGTAGATCACCTTGGCGACGTGATCCCCGGTCATAAGGATCACGGCCAGCCACTTCAAGAGTTCGCGCGCGCTACTGGTCACAGCTTGTTCGGCCCCGGCGCCGTGGTCATGTAGGAATCAGATCGATAGCTCGGCGACTCTGGAAACGTGCCCATGGAACGTTCAACGTGCTGGGCAACACCCCCGACACGTCCGGTTGCCGCACCCGGCCGAGATCGATCGAGATCCTCAACACGCTGGGTGCTGCGCTCTTCTGAACGCTCTCGATAGGGGTTATAGACCGGCCCGTTCCGAGCCAGCGTGCGGCATTCCGGCTGACTCAACTCATATGCGGTGCCTTGCTCCGTCAGACACCGGCAGCTGGCCTCCTGTCGCACGCCCTGCGCATCCAGCCCTTCCAACGACGACATACACACCAACTGCGGATCCGAACGCGCCTGCCGCTCATCAAAGACCGGCGCTGTCCAGGGCATGGTACTGATGCGCGGCAGATGATCCTTGGCATATGCAGCGGCAGTCGGCCAACGCGGCGCATCTTCCTTCGCTCCCGCTGGACGGAAGGGCGAAGGGGCCGCATCGGCTGACGCCGATTGCGTCCCCTCTTTCCCCTCGCCACCGGCGAAGCTGGAGGGACGAAGCGACGTGTACGCAAGATAGGCAAAAACGATGGCAGCAACCGCCAGCACCGGCAACAGCATCACCTTGAAGGGAATGCGGGCCTTGATCGTGTGCACCTCAGCGGACTTGTACTGACCGAAGACCTGCGAAGGCAGCAACCGGGTTGTGCGCTGTGCCATGTCGCGCTTCGCCAACGACTTGATTTCTTCGTTCAACTCACCCCAGCGATAGACGTCGAGCATCTTTGTGCCGAAGCGACGAACAACATGTGCATGCGACCCGATCAGGCCACGCACGAACGGATAGAGCTGGTTCGGCTGCTGCGTGGTCCATACGAAGTCCAGGCCACGATGCCGATGCTCAGCAAGCTCGAGAACATGGCGGGGCGTCTGCTGGCGAGTTGCGTCATGCAGGTGGCCGAACCATTTCCACGCTTCGTCAACGAAGATGAGCGAGCCGTCAGGAACAATGTAATTCCCGTCCGCATCTTTGTTGTTCCAGTGCCGAGGATCATCCAGCACCGTAGCAAGGCCGGGATCGAGTCCGTCGATGCCAGCAGCGAATATCGGCCGGCTCGCCGCCTTTGCTTCGGCGACAAGGCGCTCCATCATAAGCGCCGTCTTGCCATTGCCCGGCTGACCGGTGAAGAGTTCGATAGGCATGTCAGGTCCGCTTCGTCAGGAACGTTTTTGCGGCACCCACGGCGAACTTCGCGGTCGCCGCCGAGGCGATCATGGTGCAGGCCACGTCGAACTTCATGAGTCCCGCGTAAGCAACGACCAGCGCGCCGAACTCACCGCCGGGCGCACCCGCGCGCATCGCCTGTTCCATTTGGTCAATCCAAGGCTGAACCAAGAATTCGTTTGTTGCCCAGGACAACCCCAACCAGACCATGGCCTCGGCAACCCACGGCCCCCACTTGGACCGAAAAAGCGCGGCAAGCGCCGTCAGTAGCGTGCTAATCAGCATTGGCATGATCAAGCGTCCCTAGATGCGATGATGCGAAGCGAAGCTAGGGCGGCGAGCCCCATCACGAAGTAGCTACCGAGAATCAGCCAGTTGCAGAGCGGCGCTGTGTTGATCTGGATGACATTTCCGAAGACTTCAAAGCTCGGCGGCTGCGGGCAGGTACGCCCCCAGCCGTAACCGCCCGTGTCAGGCTTCACCGGCGTGCCGCTACTCGGCGCCCATACATCGGAGCTAGGCCGATCCGGCGCCGTTGTGACTGCGCCGCCGGTGCCGATCAGGGCGTCACGAATCGCCTTGATATCTGCGTTGTCGCCGCCCCCGTTGCCATTCCCCTGTGCCATCTTTTCAAGTGCGCAGGTAGACCGCCACTGCATCAGCAGACCGGCATACTCCATCGCATCGCACTTTTCACCTGTACACACCGGCATCGTGTTGCACGCCCCACCGGCGATATTCCGATTCCTGCGCGTGTTGCAGTCGATTCGCCACTGAATGCGTGCCTGACCGCACATGATCGGTGAGCCGCTGCACGAAGGCGGAGCGCTGCAATCATCGCCGCCACTGAACGAATCCTCGTTGACGGGATCGGGGTTTCCGTCCTCATCTGCATCCTTCTTGCAAGTGCCGTCTGGACCTCGCACCTCCCCCTTGGCGCACTGCCCATCACCGGGGAGACACTTGCCATCAGGCGAGCGCACCTGACCCGCTGGGCACTCGTTGTCCTTCTTCTTGCAGGTGCCATCTGGCTGCTGCGCCATACCATTCGGGCACGGCTCCGGGGCACATTGCCCAAGTGAATTTGGAGCCTTGCCGCCTTGGCACTCAGGCTCAATGAGTTCGCATACGCCAACCTGTCTGTTGTAGAAGGCATTTGGCGAAGCGAGCTTAGCCTTGCACTTGTCATCGTCGTCCATGTCATCGCCTGTGCAAGAACGATTGAGCACGGTACTGCCGTTAACGGTGCCATCGGCATTATGCGTCCAAACGACCTCACAGCCGAGATCGCAGGAAAGCGAGCCGCTTTTGGGCTTGTACTGCCCGCCGGGGAATGCGCCGTTGTACTCCTTTCGGTCTTTGCAGGCCGTATCAAAAGCGACGGTTTTGCTGTGGTAGCCCTGATAACCGCCGTTAGGAAAGTAGCATTGGCCGGACGCGTTGACGCTCGACGGTCCTACTATCAGCTTGATCTCGCCCCGGATCGACGCACCCTCAACCGACCCGGCGCATGATTCACGGACAAGCTTTATCGCAATCTGAGTGGCCTGTCCCTGATCCACAGCACTTGCCGCGCCTGAGACCAAAAGAAGAAGTAGCGCAGCAAAGCGGCGCATCAGTTGAAATCCACGAAGATGATCGCGCAGGCAACCAGCCACGCGCACAGCCAGATCCACCCTTCCATCCCAAGCCCCCTGCCCTGTCCAGGGCGTTAAGAGACCGGGGGGAGGGAGTCGGCCCTGCCCCCCGGTTGCCGTTACATCGCGCGGCGCACCCACTTGTAGACCTTGATACCGACCAGCACCAACAGCACAGCAGCGCCAATCTGACCGATGGGGCCAAGCGCCGCGTTGATGGCCGAAACCACCCCGCCCACATCCACGCCGGTACCACCCGAGGCAAACGCCGGGACGGATGCAAACGCAGCGGTACCGACAGCAGCCAGCGCGCAACCCTTGCCCTTCAGGGCCTTCAACATCTTCTGCATGTGTCCTCCTAGGACTGTTCGATTTTTTTGCGAATGAGCCGGAACACGTACGCGACAGCCCACAGAAGCGCGATCTTTGCGCCGATGGCCTGTGCATCCTCAATCGGCAGTTCCGGCAGCAGTGCCGGTTGAGGAATCCAGATCACAGCCGTGCAAGTCCCCGTGGCCGTGTCCAGGTCGGCTTCGCGGCACGCGGGGATCAGCACGGCCATGGCTTACGGCTTTGCCGGCACAGCTGCGGCCTTCGCCTGCAGCGGAACGAGGTCCACGTAACGCTTCAGGATCAGGTCCCCGTACTGGCTCAGTGCGAAGGACTGCGGGTCAATGTCGTACTCGCCCGGCGGATACGGCGGGCGCGAGCCGAGGCCGACACGAAACGGCAGCTCGAAGCCGTTGCCGAAGTCGAGGCCGACCATCTGGGAGCGGATGATGGAGTTCGTCTTGCTGTTGTGCCGTTCTTCGACGGCGGCGGACTTCACGCGGCAGATAGGCATAGTTCTTCTCTCACATAGCGATGGAGTGGTTCACCCTTTGAAATGCCGCGAAAACGTCCGGGGTGACCATCACGGACGACGCGAGCCAGCAGGAAGTCGGTGAACGAATCACCGAACGCTCCATGCAGAACACTGAGGGCCGGGCCAACTTGGCGCTCCATCCAGAGCACCATCGCCTCGGCAGAAACTTCGACGTGCTTGCGGATCGTGCGCAGCCGCGTGCACACGCCCTTGATGAGGTCCTGCAATGCGCTGTATGAGCCGCGCAGATATGCGCCGGGGTTCAACAGAACATCGAGCGGGATTTCCATGTGCTTGCCGTACAGGCGCACTTCCGCGCGCACCCAGCGCGAGGACGGCAGGCCTTCGGCTTTCCCCTTCTCGTATACGCACAGTTCCTTGTGGCCTTTTCCGCCGACATAGAGCGTGCAGCCGGTGTTGTGGCCTTCATCGGAAATGAAGCGGTGACGCGGCGGACAACCGCCTTCGGTGAAGCCGCCCTGCGCGGCAACCTCACGGAGCGCATGCACGTCCAGGCGTTCGCCTTCGTAGTCGTCGTGCGCGCAGTCAACGCGGGTAATCTTGGCGTCGAGCATGGAGCACTGCTTGTAGACGCGAGGCCAGTCACGAATCCACTTACAACCCATGCCGGTCAGACTCAGGCATACGGTGCTTTTCTTGCCGCCGATGCCGACACGCCCGACAACCTCGTTTTCCCGGTCGATCAGCACCGCCGACTGCTCGTAGAAGTTCCAGTTCTTCTCACGAATCGCACCGGCAACCACTTCGCCACGAAAACCGAAGATGCGGAACAGCAATAGAT